ATTGATATTTCCACTGACAGTCAATGATGTTAACGTGCCTACGCTGGTGATGTTTGGTTGTGCATTATCACGAACGGTAGCGGCTGTTTCTACTCCTAGATTTGCTACAGGTGTTGTACTTGTTACCTGTAAAGGCGCAGTACCGGTCGCTATATTAGAAATAAAGATAGGTGTTGTTATTACGCTTGATACGTTTATATTTCCACCTACAAACAACGTGTCTGAATTTTTGTTCCAAGTAAATGTATTGTCGCCGCCGAAACTTCCGTTATCATTAAATTGTATATAAGTGTTTAATCCGCCAGGCGTAGTAGCATTTGATGCTGCTTGTTCTATCCAACTTAAATTACCAGTACCATCTGTACTTAACACGTAGTTAGCATTACCGCCTAATATCTTAACATTACCGGCATTGCCTAAATTACTTTCACCTATTACTGTTAAGTCTGTCAAATTTCCTAAACTTGTTATGTTAGGTTGTGCAGCAGTATCTATAATACCGATAAGCAATTCTGCCTGTACATAATTGCCTGCATTTAGATTACCAGTAATGTTAATATCACTAGAGCCGCCTATACCGTTTATTGAACCATTGAATGTGATATTACCATTACTATTTGGCTGTGCGGTATCAACATTTAACCAACCTACATTACCTAGATAATGTATGTTTAGTTGTGAGTTAGTAGTTAAGGTTCCAGATAAGAAATTTGCAGATACTAAATTACCGCCAGATATATTTCCTGCACTGATATTGCCTGAGGCAGTGATAGTTGTTGCATTCGCATTTGTAGTAATAAAATTAGTAGTTAAGAGATTACTTGTAACTGTAGTATTACCATTAACAGTTAATTGTGCAGTAAAATCGTTCCAAGTTAAACTTGGGCTACCACCAAAAGAACCTGCATTGTTAAATTGAATTTGTGTATTGCTACCACCTGGTGTGCCGTTTCCACCGCCACCTGATTGTGCTATCCAAGAAAGATTTCCAATTCCATCAGTAGAAAGGACATAACCATTTATGCCGCCTAATATTTTTACATTACCTACATTTCCTAAATTTGAATTTCCCTCAACTGTAAGTGAAACTAAATTGCCTAGACTTGTTATACTAGGCTGCGCTGCGGTTGCGATTTCGCCTATCAACAATTCGGCTTGTACATAATTTCCTGCATTTAAATTGCCGGTAATATTAATATCACTTTGAGGACCATTACCTAAAATGCTTCCGTTAAAAGTGATGTTACCGTTACTTCCTGCTAAGCCTGTTTGAACATTTAGCCAACCTATATTACCTAAAAAGTTAACGTTAGGTTGCGCATTTGTAGTCAGTGTGCCTGATAAAAAGTTTGCTGATGCTAAATTACCTAAATTTGCATTGGCTCCGCTTATATTACCTGCAACAGTTAAATTTGTTAGCACGCCTACTGTAGTGATGTTTGGCTGTAATCCAGTAGTCAAAGTACCTAATATTAAATTAGCCCTTATATTACCGGTATTGGCATAGACATTTCCTGCTATGACATTACCTAATGTGGTAAAACTGCTTTCTACTGTGAAATTATTAGCAAATAAGTTTGTAGTATTAGTTACACCTAAATTAGTATTACCTGATACTGATAGAGTTGTCAACGTTCCTAATGAAGTGATGTTAGGTTGAGATGCTAAAGTAACGTTTCTAGCAAGATTAGCAAGACCGTATAAATTTCCTGTAAAGAAATTGGCAGTAACATTATTGCCTAATGTAGTGTTTCCTATAACAACTAAATTAGTTAGATTGCCTACAGTAGTAATATTAGGTTGAGATGCAACAGTTACATTTCCTGCATATGCAGCAAAGTTAGCATTAGCAACAGTGCCTACAACATTAGAACCTACTATACCAAATAATGAACTACCGTTGCCTGCAAATAAATTTGCATTTATAACATTTGCATTAGTTATATTACCTGCAAGATTTAAACTTGTTAATGTACCTACACTTGTAATATTCGGTTGAGCATTGCCTGATACTGTAATTGCTATATTTGAGTTTGCTGCTTGTGCTACATTAGTAATGTTTGATCCATCACCATATAGATAATTTGCCAAGACTACATTAGCAGTCACATCCCAATTTAGTACGATGTAATCCGCGACTATATTGCCTGTCGTTAATGTATTTGTAATCTTATTATATGTGAAGCCAGCATTACCACCGAATGCTCCTGCATCATTAAACTGTACTTGAGTGTTGGCTCCGCCCGGTGTACCATTACCCCCGTTACCTGTAGCAGCGGCCCATGTTAAATTACCTGCACCGTCGGTCTGTAAGAAGTATCCATTAGTTCCACCTAGGATAATAACATTTGCTACATTGCCTAAATTAGCACTAGTTCCTACTTGAATTTTTGTAACTGTTAATAAATTAGTTGCGCTATTAAACGTAAACGCTGAACTTGCACCAAAATTACCGTTATTGTTATATTGTACTTGTGTATTGCTACCGGATGCTACTGCGTTTGGTGTAAATGGCAATCCATTCGCATAGAAATATCCATTAGCGAATACACGATTTGCAGTTACATTGCTGTTAGGTGCATTAACATTATTGACAACATTACCGGTTTCATCAATAACAAGTTCTGGTGGTATTCCTACACTAAAACCACCTAACGCATTAAAAGGATCAACGTGTGACATCTATAACAGGCCCTATTATAATATATTTATCAGTAACGGTAAAACATAGGTGCATAAAAAAGACCCAATAAGAACTTTTTTCTAAATATATAACATGTTAACAAAACAAAAATCACGTCCTATTTGCAAAAATTGCGGTATTATTCCTGCTAAGCCAAATGGTATTAGTAAGTTAGGTTTCAAAAAATGGCACAAATATTGTATTGATTGTAGTAAAATAATGTACAGTGACAAACACAAATATCTCCGACATAAACAAATGAAGTGTGAGTTTTGTGGATTCAAAGCAGAAGACAAATGCCAATTAGATATAGTTTTTAAAGACGGTAATAAAAAGAATAAGAAAGAAAGCAATCTTAAAACACTATGTGCTAATTGTAGTAGATTGTATCAAAAAAGATTAAAGAAAGGTCGTAAGTCAGTAATGAATATGACTGTTGATGCTGACATTCGTATAGCATAAAAAAGAAAGGGCGCACAAGGCGCCCAGTCTTTTGAACAACAATCCAATTATTATTGGAAAGTTAGGTTCTGTACAGCGATCTCACCAACGTAGTCTGCTGCGTTGCCGAAGCTGCTTGCAGTGTTAGTTAATTCGATGTAACCATAACGAGTCATAAATGACACGACTGGTTCGAATGTTGATGGATCTAGAACAACGCCACTGCTCATTAATGGAATATATGGGCAGTAGAATGCTGCTGCGTCAGTCTCACTTGAGCCCTTATAACCAACCAATACTGGCTGAGTATCTGGAGCATATGAGTTGACGAATACGCGCATTGCGCCATTCAATGTACCAACGAACTTAGTGTTTGTTGGTGCTTCAAATGTACCTTCAGTTGTTCTTGCGAATGCTGAAGTTGTTGCTGACTGTAGAACAGTTAGTGATGCTGGTGATACAACTGCCCAGTTACCTGCACCGCGACGAGTGCGCTGTGCAATCAAGTTTGCAACGCGGTTGATTAGAACTGCTAGAGCAGCATGTTCGTCACCGACGTATGTTGCAGTACCTGATACTGTTGCTTGGTTGTATGTGAACTCAGTTGAAGCAAGAGTTGCTAGTGACAACAAGATTTCTTGATCGATTTCAGCAGTGATTTCTTGAGCAAGTGCTGCCATGATTTCTGCTTCAACGTCAATACCGTGTTGTGACTGTGCATCTTGTGCTGCTTCAAATGTCCAACGTGCTTGCAACTTACGTGATTTGGCTTCAACAGCCTGACGTAAGATTTGTACGCTGATCTGCTTACCGCCGTTACCTTCTAATGCCGCAGTATCATTACCTGTGTAGTAACTTGATGATGTTGCATTTTGTGGTGAACGTGAATATGCCTGAGCAATTTTGAATGGGCTCAATGCTTCTTCACCAGCAGTTACAGATGTCTGTGCTGCTGAGTTGTCAGTCAATGACTGAGCGTAACGCACACGCAATGTGTGGATCTGACCAACTGGACCAGTCATTGGCTGTACGCCGACTAGTTCGTTAGCGATAACAGTTGGCATAACACGACGGATAACCGGTAGAATTACTCGGTTAAGAGTTGCGATGTTACCAGCAGTTGTAGTACCGGCTGAAGATTCAGCAAGCAACTGCTTCTTGGTGTTCTCTAAAATAACACCCATTGTTGAGCGGCGAGTTCCTTTCAAGCCTTCTAGTAGGGCTTCCTTGGTCTCGTCCCAACGGCTTTCTAAGAGTACTTTTGACATTTTAATTATCTCCTAATTATGTCTTACTTAAGCCCTGCCAGACGCTTGAGATCAATAACGTGTCCGTTATCTTCCTCAACTTCTTTTTTGGCAGTTTCTTTATCACCAGTCACTTCTTTGATAACACTTTCTGTTAAAGTAGTTTTAGCGCCTGCTTTAACTGTTCCAGTGTTAAGAACTGCTGGTAAATATTTTGCGAAAGCATCCTGCAATTTTGGTGTTTGGACACTTTCTAGTAAAGCCTTCATTACTTCTTTCTTCTCTTTGTTTAATGGGGCTAGGAGTTCATCCATTGCCTTTTCACGCTGAGTTGATTCTTTAATGATGCGAGCTTCACGATCCTTTATTTCGGCAACTTGAACTGCTTGTTCAGCAATCTGTTTTGCCTTAGCAAGTGCTTCATCTTTTGATTTAATTGCTGACATTAACTTGCGAGCCTCAGCCTTATCGTTTAGATAAGTTACTGAATATTCGCTAGCAAATGCTTCAAACAATTTACGTCCAAAGTTGTTTTCACGAGCTAGTTTTATATCTTCTTTGAGTTGTGATAATTCACCCTTCAATTGAGATGTAACTGCATTGCCGACTTTTTTAGCACTTTCAGCAATGAATTTTGCTTTAAGTTCTTCAAGTTTTTCACGGCCTTCAGCAATTAGTTTTACACGTGCCTCAACAACAGCCTTCTTGTCTTGTGCAAACTCTTTAATTTCATTAGCAAGAGCATGAACAATAAACTTTTCTAGCTTTTGTTGATTTTCCATTTGTGCTTTACGATCACTGCGCAATTCTTTAATTTCTTCTGCTAATTTTGTTACCATAAAGTCATTAAATTTAGTTGCGTGTTCACCTAAAGCCACTCTAGTAGCAACACGATCTGCCGCTAATTGCTTCTTTTCCTCATGAAATTCTTTAATTTCTTGAGATAGATTTTCAGTTAACATCTTATCTAGGGCTTCTACCATCACACTACGATCATGTTCGTAACGTTGTGCAAACTCTTCTCTGAGTTCACCACGTACTTGATCGCGGGCTTCAGTCAACTTAGATTCCCACAACTTATTAAGTTCGTTGCCGACATCTTCGTTGATTAGACCACTCTCTAGTAATGGTTTGATAGCATCTAACATGCTCATATCCCCTATTATTTAATTTTCAATTCCTTGATGAGACGCTTTACTTCCTCACCTAAGAAATTTTGTACCTTTTTGTTGCCCCTTGCGTCCCTAGCGATTTCTAAAACTTTATGACCATGCTTCATATTCATGAGGCTTTCATATATTGCTTTAGGATATGCGTTAGGTGCGCTTGGTTGTGCAACGATATCAACAGTGATTATTTCAAAATCACTTACCTTGCCGTCCATGTCGCTTACATTACCTGATCCACGACTTGAAACGCCTAGTTTCACACCACTCTCCAACATAGTCTTTACTAATTGACCCATTGGAGTTGGTAAAATCTTTAGTTTGCCGAAACCGTTTGCGCCATCCATCCACATGTTTGTGATCATATGGCTAACACGGTCTAGATTAATCTTAAGGTCATCTGGGTGATCGACTTCACCTAATACAGAATAACCTTCTTGAATTTGTGTGTTTAACGTATTGACAGCAGTTTCAATTTCAGAAACGGGGTAAACACGCTCATTTGCGTTCTTTACCCCACCCTGAATAAAGATGCCCTTCATGTAGAGGGTCTTTAATTCATCGTTGCCTTCCTTTACGGATTCAACGATCATGTTTGCTCTATCAAACGTTAAGTGTTCCCTGAGATACAAAGCCATTTGTCTCCAAGTTACTCTTAATTAGCCTTTAGCCACTGGGCTTTTGGCATTTGCACCGTCATCACCATGTTTTGGTTTTGGTGCATTTTCTAACTTAGCGCCTTTACCGCCTGGTGCATTCTTGAATTTGCCTGCACCTGGTAAATCGCCTTCCTTCTTGCTGTATTCGTTAGAAGGACCTTTTGGACTATTTGGAACTGATTCATCACCGCCCTGATCAAACTTTACTGGCTTTACGCCGTTTGCTTTGACTTTAGGTTCATGTAATGCGGGGCTCTTAGTATATGCTCCGTTATCACCGTGAGTTACAGATACTTTTTGTA